GTCTGTGGTACTAGCAGGCAAATTCGGCAATTTAGCAAGCATGAGCTCCACGATCATATCTTTAGGTAGCGTGTCTCGCAGCGAATGTGCTAAGCATGAGGCTAAAACATCCCCCTGCACATCATATGCATCAGTTTTACTCTGCAAGTCAAATATGCGACCGGGTTATCGTGCATAATAGCAATCAAAGGCTGTGACCACCCCGATCTTACTTAAAAAGGTGAATTCACCGGGGCTGTGTATAGTCATCTCCACCACACATTGGCCTATACCCCTAGCACCTGCCAATACTCGAGAGTATAGCCTCTCACTCATCTCCAGCCACGCTGGTACATGTTCCGCTTCCATACACGCGGACTAATCGTCCCCAGAGCCGGCAAACTCGGCGTCAAATGTGGGGTCTATGAACCGCTATATATAGTCTCTAGCATAATGTAAATTGGTCAGATTGCGGCATGTATTGGTATCTGTGGTACTAGCTTTGCCTGAACACATAGTTCCATAGATGGTACAGGTAAATATACACCTGCGCTAGGCCTTCTTACCTACAAATAGCTGGTAATTGGTATCCGGACCACAATTGATAGTGTAGGCTCCTGTTTAGTGCGCACGCACCACGTCCAACTTATCGTAAGCACTAGTAGCCCTGAAAATATAATTGTCAACACACTCCCGCATCCACATATGTTGGGAACTATCAAAGCGCTTGCCGTCTTAGGTGATAAATACAGGGTTCTTGAACCTCTTAGACATATTATAAAATCTACGCTCTATCCATGTATTAGTCCTAGCAAACGCTACCTAGGGGTCTTTAAGCATATGCCGGGTTAATAATTAAGACACAGCGCCACCGTATATTATAACACATTCAGGCGGACTACCTATACATCGAGGCTCCTTCTCTTCCAGCGAATAGATAGGTATTAAGGAATATTCCCCATCTTTGGCCTTAGATGCCATTTAATAGTTCAACGTGCCGGTGAGCGCTTATTACTATAAGCGTTGCAATTTCTGGCAGTAAAATCGGTACTTGGACGGGGTCTCCTCTTTAACCTTCTCCATGTATGCGCGCACACATGGTCTCTCGCGAGACTAGTTTATAGAGCTAATAAGGTTGTTCAAAAATGGTGAGCGCCGGCAAAACTATTCGTAGTCCGCCTAAAACCACGGTTCCGCTTCTAAATGACACCCTGCTTACCGTAAAAATAGAGATGACACGCAATTTATAGGGCAGCCCGTGAACGTCTAGACCATAAAGCCGTCATCCAAGTCCGGTATGTCGGTAAAATTAGCCCTAGAACCTGCTTTCCCACAGCTACAATATGGTAGTAACTCATCGTACATGTAGGCAAAATCCGCCACGGTAGGAGGCAACCCTCGCGGGGTAACGATTATAGTCCTGGTACTCCCCACAAACTTAAATCTAGTCATTATACGGGGATTATAATTAGCACAAGCTAAAAATTTTTCGCGTGAGGTATGCTTCCTAATGCCTATCACTTCTTTATAACCAGCTGCGGCTGCTTCTGATCCTACCGCTATATGCATGACCCCGTGTACTGCTTTAGCGTGTTTAAATAGTAGCACTAACG